CGCAACTTGAGACGATGTCAGGCGGACCTGACGCGGCGCGGTTCCCCGCGTTACTGGAGCCACTACATTGGCTGGCTTTGTGCGAGAGGGCTTTCCAGCCTCCCTCGTTTGAGTCGTCGTCTCCTCATCGCCCTCGAAGGACTCTGGAAAACGCTTCCTCATGGTCTCGTCAATTCGCCGGTAGTAATCATCGCTACGCGGATCAACACCAGACCGGACCAACTTCTCATGCAGGCCGAGTGCGAGGGCGGTCATTTCCTCGTCATCACCGAACCACGTGTTCCTAACTTTCCAGTTTTCTGCTTTCTGGTCAGCGGGCTGTGGCGGCGTCGTAACCTGTTGTGTAGGTTGTACTCTTTCTGGTTCGTCTTGTAAAGAGGGCTGGAAACGTTCGTAATCCTTAAGGCGGAGCTTGGCGTCCGTCAGGGCTTCCTGCGCGTCGGTAATTTTTTCAGAGTCCCCGGAGTCGTACGCCTGCCTCAGACGGTCCTTGGCAGTACCCAGTTCGTTGGTAGCGGCCTTGGTGACCTCTTGGATGTAAGCCTTTTCGCCCACCCCGAGCCGCTGCTTCAGGCGGCGGTTCTCTTCAAACTGGGTCTGGGCAAAGCGGAGGGCCTCATCCTTTTCACGAGAAACGGCTTCTTTGGCACGACGTTCGTCATGCCAGACCTTCTTCATCTGACCAAGGCGCTTCTTGACCTTATCGGAGTATTCCTCAAGGTCGTCCTTGTCCAGTTCGTCTACGATGTCCTTCGGCAGGGGCTTACGGCCTCGATCCTCGGGGGGTGTATCGTCTTCGAGTTTGATCTCAAACTCAGGTTCTGCTTCTGCCTTATCGGCAGGGATCTCGTCGGGAAATTTAAATTCTTCTTGTTGCATAAAAACAACTCCTTATGCGCGACGGATGCCACGGGGGTCTTCAACCACCGCTTCCACCGTGTCGTCGTTGATGATGCGGAACTCACGTCCGTGGATGATCACGCGGGTGCCAGAATAGGGTCGTGTCAGCACGAAATCCCCCTCCTTACACCACGCACCGGTTGGAAACCGGTCGGCATCTTTATAAGCAAGACTACCCAACTTGACAACGAACAGAACAATAGTCGTCTGCTCCTCGACCCGTTTGGTGTCATCCGCCTTGATGATGCCGCCCTCAAACTCCTCCTCCACGTGTGGCACTGCACACAGGATTCGGAAGCCCTTGGGTTCTGGCAGAAGTTTGGCCTTGGCAGCCTCTTCCTGCGTCTTCTCTACATTGATATTACTCATTGTCGCGCTCCAAGCGTTTTGCAAGGTCTTTTATGTGGTTCTTTGCGAGGTCGAGACCCTGTAATACTCCGCAAAGACGTTTGTATTCACCCTCGTCCAATTTGCCTTGGATAAGAGTGTCTACGATCAACATGCGCTCTTCTTGGAGTTTTGAGTCCAAGTACTCCAGAGCGTTTGAATAACTCACTTTTCGGTACCTCTACGACGCATGTCCACGTCGTCTTTTGCTTTACCGATATCAAGCCCAAGCCGGACCCCCTCGATCTGCTGCTTGGCAGAAAGGGCAGCCTTATCCTTTTGGATGTCCACGCCGAGACGCGCCGCCTCAAGCTGCTGTCGTCCAGAGGATTCAGCCTTACGGAGCTCAAGTTCATCGAGCTTGGCGGCAGCGTCCACCATGTCCTTCTGGGCCTTGCGCTGCTGTTCCGCCATACGGATCTGCCCATCCATCTGAGCCTGCTGCGCCTTGGTCTGCGCGAGAAGCTGCTTGATCTGCAGGTCCATCTGCTGCATCTGTACAAGCGGATCCTGTTGCTGCTGCTGAGCCTGTTGCTGTTGCGCTTCGGCCTGACCCTTCTGCAAGACACGCGCTGCGGCAACTGCAGTAAGCTGAGAAAGCTGAGCCTCGAACTCAGGCGGCAGATCGTAGTCCTCGTTATCGCCTTGCGGCAAGGGCGGCAGCGCCGCACCCAACTGCTTCTCAATCTCACGGCGATACTGGAACGCCATGTGCTCCATGATGTGCGCTTGGATAGCCGCCTGCAGCTGCTGGGCCTGTGGGCTCTGCCCGATCACCGCCGCAATCTTCGGGTCCTGCATGAGAGCCATGTGAACCTGCATGTGAGCTTCGTGGTCCTGATACATGAACACCTTGGTCGGCTTGCCCGTCATCAGGTCCATGTTCTCAGTGATGGGGTCACGCGGCTTGGCATCGTCTGGCAAGGGGATAATCTTGTCAGCGTTCTTAACACCCAGAACCTCAATCATTTGCCTGTGGAGACTCGGCAAGTCATAGATCTGCGGAGCAGTCTGAGAGAGCTGGAGCACCGCTTGGTACTGCAGGATCTTCTGCGACATCGTAGCCGCGTTCGGATCCGAGACCGGAATGACATCCACGTCATCGTAGTCAGCCTTCTTGGCGCTACGCTTACCGACCTCTGGCTCGTACGAATACTCATCCGGGGTATTGTCACGGATGATGAGGGCGAGGAGCTTGAACTCCTGTTTCATCGTGTAGTAGATGCGGGCCTGAACAGCCGTCATCACCTTGAGTACTCGCTCAAGGATGGCAAGCGTCGTACCAACCGGAGCCTGCGAAGACATGTCCGAGACCTTCAGGTCCGACACCGCAGCAAAACGACGGCCTTCCTCGACGAGCTTTTCCAAGAGCATCGCAAGGGTCTGCGAAGGTTCTTTATAGGGCAAGGGCAGGATGTTGTCGCGCACCGCACCCGAGGGTACATCTACGTCTCGCCACTCGCCGGGAGCGATGGGGGTGTCGTCTCCCTTGATACGCAGGCCACGTGACTTGAGACCACCCGGAAGATTGCTAAGAGTTCCGGCGTCGATAAGTTGGCGAAGGAGAGAGGTCGCAGCCTTGCTGTGCCCACCGATAAGGTGGATAAGCCCAAAATAATAGAAGCCAAAGCCGGGTATGTATCCGTAGTGGACGAAGTGCTGTCGCTTCTCTTTAAGTTTGTCATCCTCTCTGTAGTTCCTTCGTATCGCCAAGACCATTCCAGAGCCCTTCTCAATGGTCACCACATAAGGAAGAGCGATGCTTGTCTCGTTGTTGTCCTTATCTACGTCGGGGTAGCCCGCAAGGTCAAGATTGACGTGCATCTCAAGGAGCTGGAACCGGTTGTCCATCGTGGCTGAGAAGCCTTGGTCTTCTGCCTTTTGCTTCTCTACCTCGTCCATCGTGCGGATCGGCTCACCCAAGTCGATGTCCCGATAGAACCCTGCGTACTGCAGTTTGATCAGTTCATTCTTGGTCTTACGCATCCGATGCGTGACGCGCTCTGCGGTCTCAAGGTTCGGCGCACCGTAGGGCACGATGATGTCTTCAGGCGGGATATAGATCGCCGCCTGCCGGTCTAGGCTCGGGTCAAAGTACACCTTCTTGAAGGCGTTACCTGCCAAAGCAAGAGTGAGCAGCATCCGCTCGTGCTCCGGGCGGTACTCCTTCATGACCTCGGTCAACTGATAGTTCATGTCATCCGAAACGCGGATAGCAGCGTCTTTCTTCTCCGGGGTCTCTTTGCCCACGATCTTGGTCTTGACCGGACCCGCCGCAGGGAAGGTCTCTATGATGGTCTCAGACTGAAACTTAACTGCCGACTCCATAAGCAGGGGGTGGAACACACCACACGCACCCGGCCACGGCTCTGTCCTCTCCTCGTACTTGATGCCGAGAATCTTTAACCCTTTGACGTAGGTATCTAGCCAGTCCTTGCGACTGGAGAGGTCCTGCTCATAGTTCCCAATTAACTCACTTGCCAGACTCTGCAAGTCGCCTTCACTCATGAAGTCGGCAAGGTTTGCGTCGAAGTCCTCGGCACGAGGCTCTTCTTTTAGAAGCTCGATGAGAGCCCCGTCGATGCCTATCGTGACGCTTTCTGGGTCCTCGATGCTAATCTCAAGCGCAGGCTCGGAGGACAGGGCGTCAAGCCCCATCGGGGCTTCGTACAAACTTTTATCAATAGCCATCTAAAATCTCCTAATAATACGCTTCGCGTCGGCGGCCTTTGAACCACT